GGAACAGAACAAAAGCTGCTGGAGCTACTGGACGATGGCGTCCCGGTGCCTATTGGCATCTTGCACTATGGCCATGTGAGCAATCCAGTCGGAGGTGGTCACTGGGTTTGCCTGATTGGCTATGACGACACGCATTTCATGGTCCACGACCCTGCAGGCGAGCTTGATCTAGTTAATGGTGGTTATCCTGGCGGGTCAGGAGAGAATCAGCGATACAGTCGCAAAAACTTACTCAAGCGCTGGAATATTGCTAATGATCATGATGGCTGGTATGTCGATCTAAAGTAATTTTTAGGTAGCCTTTTGGCGATTACTTACAATCATGACACAAGTTGTTCTTAGCTACCTTCCCGGATACATGTGGGTAGACGGCACCCTCAAAAGCACTGGTGCCGCTATTGCTCCCACACAGCACATGGACCCAGAGACCGGAGAGACCGTCTTTTACGTTAGACCGATCTTCTCTCACGGAGCAACTGTTGGATTGTTTGTCAAGCGTAGCGGGATCATTCGCTCAATAGAAGAAGGCCTTAATTAGGCACCGCCGTAATCAAGCCCTTCTACGGATTCGACTAGGGGCTTGAAGTAGCGATGTACTGCTGCAGGCTCCCAATCGCATTCATGAATCAAGCGAAGGCCGATCATGTTTAGCGCTTCGGAGTGCTCTTCTGTCCAGTCTTCACCATCCAAGGCGTTTTCTTTGACGCGGATGGCTGACTGCATCAGGACCAATTCTAGCTGAGTCTTCTCGTTTTCGTTTGCCTGCTTCTCTTCCTTGACGCGCTTACTGTCGACACGCATGAGTAGCCACATGCAGAAATGCGCAAAACTTACCTTTGCAAACGAGCTGGTCTTGACGACGGCCCAGACGATCAAGTTTGAAGTCCAATCAGAGACACCTGCAAAGAGAACGCAGATCCGCCCGATCGAGTCGTAGATAAAACTTCGCATTGGCTTTCACTTGCTGATCTAAGTTTACCAGGAGCCACTGCCACCGAAATTGGTTTGGTCCTGGCGAACAGAACTGTGCTTGTAGTCCATGGCCAGGATGGACTTGTCAACGAAGCTCTTCAGGCCGTTGATTTTCTTGCCATCCCAGCGAGCTTGACGGCCACGGGTCTTGACGTGCCACAACTCGAGATTTCCGGTCCACTTGCGATCCTCGCCAGCCCCTTCCATTTCCTTGCGTACAATCCACACCGCGTGGCTCACATGCGACAGTGCGTCAGTACCCCGGATCTGGTCCAGTGTGGGTGCTTCACGCTGGCTGGCGCTATCCATACCCACTCGATTCATCTGTGCCAAGACAATCAGGTCGATCTCAAGTTCCTTGGCTGCGTTCATGAGCTTATAGGCTCGATCCTCCAGCATGCCGGACTCATTGTTCGGTGCCCCCTTGTGGCGAGAAAGTACGTGGAAATGGTCAATAACCGTAGCACGCATTTCAGGGTTCTTTGCCTTCATCGATCGCATAGAGTTAATCACAGCGTCCACACAAGCACCCCAAGGGTCTTCGATCAACAGCTTGCCTCCAGCAGCCTGTATCGCACCAGCTGCCATCATCAGATTTGAGCTAACCTGTTCGCGATTATGAGACGGGGAGTCGATGTCGCCCACTTCAGCCCAGTTGGTGTTGGGATTGCACTGGTGAGTAGCTGCAGACCAGATCCGAGCATAGATAGCAGCTTTGTCAAGTTCCGCTGAAATAAAGCCAACAGTCAGGCCTTCTTTCGCAAGATTAACTGCGGCAAACACACCGAGAACGGTTTTACCCACGCCGGTTCGTGCGGCAAGCGTAAAGAGTCGACCGCCTGCGGACTGCCCTGGCTTACGGACGCCACCCTCCATGTCGATATCGAGAGCAGGAATGCCTGTGCTTACAGGAGCGACCTGCTGTCTAGCATTCATGATCTGGTCGATAAGTGATATTCGGCCATCCTTAGGGCTTACCAGGTCCTCGACGGCGTCAACAGCGTTACCCTGGCTACCGACTGTTCCGCGCAACATACCAAGGCAGGTCATTAGTTGTTGCTGTTGTTCTTCGATTGCTTTCTCTAGCTTTGAGTCCGACTTCATCGCTTGACCGCCGAGGTGCTGTGCGTTCTTGAAGGTTGCACGGGCACGCGCCTGGCGCAGCAAATCGATTGCCACATCCCATTCTGACTCAGGGTCACCGTATGACCGCATGGTTTCTTTCTGCGCCAAGCGGGCTACGGTTTGATTGAACTCGAGGACAGAGATGCTTGGCTTATGGCTGAAGGACTCGATCAGCGTTTGCGAGTTAATGACGGAAGCACCGTCGGCGGTTCCGTTGTAGATCGCGTCAATCTGGCTGCCGATAGCAGAGAAAGCGTCATTGGACCACATCTGGCTAGGCAGCTCCTGCCCATGACCAATACCGACGGCGCAGCGAAGATCTGCCCATAGCTCACGAGCCAGACCTGACGGACTGGTCAGGATGCGGCAAAGAACAATTGCCTCCTGGTCCATCGTATCGTCTTTCTCGGCGACAGTCGTTGGCTGGATCTTCTCGATGATCCGGCTAACACCCAGTACTGTCTCAACTTCATCCTTGCGACAGCCAGTGATTTTACCGTTCTCCTCGACCAAAAGGCCGAGGTCTACTGCTCTTTGAATGTGAAAGGGGAGTGCCATAGGTTGACTCAGGGGAGGTTATAGAGCTTAGGCTGGGAGTCGCGACCTGACCAATAGGTTGCGATGCTTCCTTTAAAATACACGCGGGCGACCGACCTGTCAACAGAGTCGCCCATGGACTGAACTATCTGGCTCTCCTTCTCGCGAGCCTCGTTGATGTGCTCAACCTGATAGCGCTTAATCCTCTTTACAGGGAATCCTTTCGCATTGTACCAATCCAAGAAGTCCTGATCACTACTGGAAAACGCAGCGGACTTAGCCTGACGGGTTTGCCCGGTCTTGTAAAGTTTTTCAACGGACTGGAACTTCTTGTCTTCGAGGTTGGCGCTAAAGCCCACCACGTTCGTCAGTTTCATCGCCTTACTTGCCCACCATTCGTCAGCCCTGAGGCCGCGGCAGATCGCTTTGACAAATTCTGCGTAGTCTTCGCGCTCAATCTTAAGCCGCTTGGCCTGAGTCTCAAAGGCGACCCATACGGCAGGGTTCATGGACTTACCTTCGCTGATGTAGTTCTCGGGCTTGTGCTGGTTCCAGGTTTCGACGACCACTTGCTGTGCATCCTTGGCCTTGACGGTGTTTTGACGCCTTGGCTCTGCAGCCACCTCTTCCGCCATCGTTTCGATCGATGGCTTGGTTGCTTTTTCTGGAATCTCGACACTGGTTGGCAGGAGCAGCATCAGGTCATCGCCTCTTGCCTCGAGCAGACCCAGTCGGCGCATGTCTTTAAGGATCCGATAAAAGCTGGATCTTGTCACGCCAGTGGCATCGGCCAACGAGTCGAGGTTTGGGTAATCCTCGGTGAAGTCGCCTCGTTCGAGGGAGGCCAGCCTGATCCACAGGCGTTCTTGAGCAGCGGGCAGATTCAGGTCAAAAAGCGCCGTAGGAATCCTGACGTAGTTGTTTTTGTCCCCTTCGGGGCGGAGCAGCTTCATTTGGTCTGGGGGGTGTTATGCCTCCAGCATAGCAGGTCTAGTCCCAATATTGAGATCTCACTTTTGAGATCCCACTTTTGAGATCTCAGTTTTGGGATTTTGTCTCATTATTGAGATCTCAGTTTTGGGATTCCTCTTATATATTAACTTCTACTTACAGATACTCCTATGGAACGGGTGTCAAAGGCTCGACTCGATGCGGCTCGTCCTGCCTACGAGGAGGGAGGCAGAGCTATGGGTCGGCAGGTCATGTATGAACCTGCTGCAGAAGCACGCTTGTGGAAGCTGATCGGCGGCCTGAAGCTTTACCCCCGGTGGTACCTGAAGGCCTTTGCGAGGCTCTACGCCCTTGAGAACCCAACCGAATACGAGCGAGTGCGCAAGCGCAGGTACCGCAAGGGCAAGAACAAGCAATCCCAGCCTGTTAAGCTGAAGGAAATGAGGGAACATGCTGCAAGACGCCTGACTGCCCACCCCGATGAGTAAATTAATCCCGCTGATTCTCTACCTGCAGGTCGCTTGGTCAACACTGGTAGTCCCCTGCGTAACGCAGCCCGTAAACTGGAAGTACTGCTTCAACGACTGGGACAGCTGGCTCTACCCGGAGCTGGTTCGAGGTTGGGAGCTTTACAGCGGCCAAGAATTGCCGTATCAACAGGAAGCTGATAGAATGTAGGAGTACACCTCAAGGAAGAGGACCCGACATCAATGACCTTCCCAAACCTGGCTGGAGTAGCATCGAAAGACCTGGTCGAAAGCATCGGCACAGGCAACTACAAGGCCAGCTACATTAACTGGTCTCGGACCATGAACCTGCTGCGCACCCACGCACCGGGCTGGTTGGTTGACTACGTGCCTGCTGAGGACGGTAGTCTGCTGCACAAGGCTCCTGTGGGTGCTTACCTGCTAATCCGTTTCCTCAACGTCGAGACTGATGTCCAGACCCCTGCACTTCCGCAGGCAGTCATGGACAACCGCAACAAATCAATTCCCTATGACAAGATCACAGCGCGAGACGTCACAGATACTCAGCGTCGGGGTATGTGCATGGCTGCTGCTATGCATTTTGGTCTTGCCTATGAACTTTGGGCGAAGCTCCCTCTCGAGTCCGGCTACGCAACCTCTGAAGACGATGAGGTAGCAGCACCTGCCCCAAAGGCCGCGCCTACCGCATCCAAGGCCGTTGCGGAGGTTGCCAAGGTATCTGAGGTAACGGAGGCCGCCTTTCGCGAGTCAGCCCTCGAGAAGGGTGTCCACACTATTGCCATCGACGCCCTTGTCGTCATCGTCAAGGAAAAGCTCGGCGGGGACTTCGACAAGGGACTCAAAACCCTGGGAAGCAAAACCGCGGAAGAACTCAACGCCAAGTACGCCCCGGAAGAGTCCGGCGGTCAATGGTGACCTGATAAGAGCGGCTAATAGCTTGGCCGCTTTCTTCAGGGGAAAGCTTATCGAGTAGGGGGTTGACAAGCCCCCTTTTTATTGGCATACTGTATCTGTACCTCAACGAGGAATCGCTATGAATTCTACTTCTTCAATCACTGCATGGCTCGACGCCGCTGGCCGCCGCAAGGCCACTGACAAGGATGCAACCATCAAGCTGCTCCGTGCAATGCAACGCCAGAAACCCGGCAGCAAGGCTTACTTGCGCTCGCTGAATCGCGTCTGCGAGATGAACCTACTTCTTGTTGCCAACACCGTCCGTTGCTTCGTCAACCGTCGGCACATTATGACCTGGCGCGACGGCAAGGTCGAGGATCTTCTGCAGCAAGGCTATTTCGGCCTCCGTCGGGCGGCCGAGAAGTTCGACCCCAAGCGCGGCTACGCCTTCTCCACTTACGCTACCCCTTGGATTCGCCAAGCAGTGCAACGTCATTGCGATGTCCTGGACCAAGAGGTGCGTCTCCCGGAGAGTGTTCATCAGCAACTGATTTACATCGCCAAGCACGGTAAGAAGCGCGAGGGGGCTCGCTCCATGACTGCCAGCGACTCCCTGATTCGTGCGGCTCAGTATGTGTCCTCTCCGCAGCGTCTTGACAAGATCGTTGGCGACGAGGACGGCGCCGCTCCTCTGCACGAACTGGTTGCCTGGCAGGCCCCTGATCCCACCCCTCTCCCGGGCGAAGATACGTGGGCCTCACGCATGCTAGCTAATGCCTGCGTTGAGGCTGGCCTCACCCCCAAGGAGGCCGACCTGGTTAAGGCCTACGCACGCCGCGGGCGCCTGACCACCGCATCCAATGCATGTGGCGTCAAGCAGAACGTTGGCTCTAAGATGATTAAGGAAGCCATCGAAAAGCTCAAGGCCACGGCCAAGGCTTGATAGACTGTAATTGTAATTGAACCTTATCTGAGGAACCGACATGGCTGCAATCTCTCTTGGTGGAAAAGTCACCGGCAAGCAGGGCGAACAGGCTGTCACCATCCGTGAATTCGGCAATGGTGGTAAAATCGCTAAGTTCTCTGTCGTTGACAACGAGTACTTCTACGTGAAGGAAGGCGACGAGCGCAAAGGGCAGTTCTATTCTGTGGAAGTGTCCGGCAAGCAGGCCGACATCGTTGCTGACCGCCTCAACCGTGGCGACCAGGTCACCGTTCATGGTCAGCTCGTTCAGCGCGAGTACAACGACCGCACTTACCTGGATGTCAAGAACGCCCGCGTAACCTTCCAGGCACCACGCCCTGAAGCCAGCGAGGCCGCCTTCTGATCGGTAGCATATAGCGGCTACCCTTCAAGTATCGTCCCGCACGATGCTCAACCGAACGAAGTTGCGACCCTGCTGGCAAAATCCAGCGGGGTCTCTTCTTATGTGCTATGATTTGTACATCCAACAGAGGAACCACCATGCTTTCATTTTCCCAGTTCGAAGCCGAAATGGCACCAGGCACAACAGGCCCTGTTTTCGACGATATCCCCAAGCTCACCACTGCTTCCGTCCGCCCCTTTGTTTGGGCTATTCTTATGTTCCGAGCCGGAGTCCACAGCTGGGAGGTGGTGAACGCCCTGTCCGCTGTATGTGGTGTAGATGACATGCGTGTCTGGGACAATGCCGATGACGACGATGATCGGACCTGGGCAGAGGTTTGTGTCGAGACAGTGCTCTCCGAGATGACCGCTGAAGGCCTGCTTGACTATAATGACGAGAAAGACGTCTGGGTTTTGCGCTACAGCCGTGCAGCCGTGCCTACAGTCATCAAGGCAGTCTCTGGTGTAAATGGCCGCATGCCCATGCATTTCCTGACGGAGATGGGCCAGGAGGTTAACTGATATGGCCCGCTTTGGGAAGCAACGCAGGGCCAAGCGCAAGCGCAGGGAGCGAGAGCACGAACAGTGGTTCAAAGAGCAGTCAAAGGACGCTCTGGACCCCAGGGGCGGCGAGTTCGTCGTCCTTGTCTGGCCAGGCCCTACCAAGACCGAGCCGATGAACTACTACAAGGCCATGAAGACCTGGCAGGAGTCAGAAAAAGCCATGGTTTTCCGCAAAAACGATTTCTTCTGCAAGCAAAGCAATGGGTAGAACACTCTCCGACGGCAGCTTCAAACCAAAGCCGTCTGTCACCGCCAGGCAAGAGTTCATGCAGCAAGAGCCTCAGCCTCTCCGTTCGATGGCAAAAGGTACCGAAGTCCATGTCCGCTGTGGTTCGGGATGGGTAAAAGGAACCGTGCTAGAATGGAGAAAGACAGGTATCGTTTGCCAACTCTCGAGGACCCGCGAAACTCGTACAGTCTTCGACAACCGCTCAATCCGTATCTCATCCGACCCAAAATTCTGATGGACAAAATCAATCATCCCTCCCACTACGCTGCAGGCCGTAAGTACGAGCCTATCGACGTCATCGAGGACTGGGAGCTTGGCTTCAATCTGGGCAATGCAGTCAAGTACCTCAGCCGCGCTGGGCGCAAGGAGAACGCCCTGGAAGACCTGAAAAAGGCCGCCTGGTACATCGACCGCGAAATCAGTCGCACTGTACCCTTCAGGACGACCTATGAGGATGTTGTCGAGGCTTTGGCCGCAGAAGCTAATGACTGGGAATTTCCCCACGGCCTTGATGACGTTGTTTTCTACAACAGCGCTGAGGTTGGCGCCACCGTCCCTGATATCCCCTATGAGCCCGTCGCCCAAGATCGCCCTGCTGGATGCCTGAGAGTCTATGAGCTTGCTCGGGAGCTAGGAGTTACCAACAAGGTAATCATGGATGCCGCCTCGAGTTGTGGCATCATCCTGAAAAGCCATTCTTCGAGCCTGCAGGGTTTCCAGGTGGAAGAGGTTCGCTCTGCCGTTAAAGGGAACGTCGACGACCAGCAGCTGGACTGGTGGGAAGCAGAAGACTCCGAATGGGCTGCGTTCTGGGACTCTGATGACGACTACATTTGGGACCCTTCCCTGGGTCCTGTGGAGCTGTCTGACAAAGAGATCCAGGATATCCTTGACCGCAAGGACCTCCAGCAGTTCGACAACAATGAGATCGTTAGCACAATCGAGAAACGTGGGTTCATTATCGGCGTCAAGGCCGACGGTACAACATGCGAACTCAGCAGAAACGGACGCTGTATCTGATGATCTGTCTTTCTACACTGGCTATCAACCAGGTCCTGATCGCTGTGGGAGGCTCTGTAGCCTTCCTCGGCATACTTGGGGAGCTAAGCTGGCACTTAAGTGATTACACTCAAAATTCACCACCAACTCTTCTCGAAAGCAAGGCCGAGGGTGACCAGTAGGGGCACCTTCATGCCTGTTACTTACCGCAAGAATCAAAAGGAGCTGCTGGCCAAGATCAAGGAGCAGTACGACAGGCCTCCGCTTGAGGGGCCTCTTCGTGTAGAAATCGAGCTACGTGGTGAAGGGCGTGCTGATATCGACAACATGGTCGGCGCATTTTTCGATGTAGCAAACAAAGTATTGTGGGTTGACGACAGAGTAAGCGTCATCCCCGAGCTGGAGGTCAAGTGGCAGAAGGCCAAGAAAATCGACTCCTGCTGGACGATCAGGATCTACATGTTAGAATGTCAGGAGACCTTACTTTGAGGAAAAGTGGAAGTAGCTTACAACCAAAGCGAGTTTGACTATAGAAGAGGAGAGGGCGTCAACCAGTCGAGCCTGAAAAAGATCCTGGATAGTCCGGCCCACTACCAGGCGGCATTGAAGAGCAAGCTGATCCCCACCCCTGCCATGGAAATGGGTACAGCTTTGCACTGCCTTTCCCTGGATGGCACTGAAGCGTTTGACCGCCAGTACATCAAAAAGCCTGACGGTATCAAGCTGAATACCAAAGAGGGCAAAGAGTGGAAGGACGGGGTTGGTAGAAAGAAGGTGCTCAGCTCAGGCGGCAAGGATGACCCCTGGGGCAGCGTTCAGGGCATGGCAGCTGAATTGGCAAAGCTTGCCTGGTTCGACCCCTCGCAGGCCGACTACATCAAGCACAACGAGGTTTCTGTGTATTGGGAGGACCGCGGCGTCAATTGCAAGGCACGCCTGGACCGGCTGGTGATTGAAGAAGGCATTGTCCTTGACCTGAAGACTACTGATAGCGTCGACCCGGAGACCTTTATGAAGAAGGTTGTCAATCTGGGCTACGACTTTCAGGCTGCGTACTACACCCGCGCAGCGATGGCGGCCTACGATAAGCCATTCCGATTCATTTTTGTTGCTGTAGAGCGCAAGGCGCCTTATACCGTGGATCTGTTCGAGGTGTCGCCAGACATGATGCATGAAGGCTTCTACAAGGTGGAGAAGGCCTTGGATCTGTATGCCAAGTGCGACAAGTCTGGAGAGTGGCCCACAAAGGAGCCTGTAATTCGTCAGCTGGAGTACCCAGGCTGGTACACGTCTGCTAGAGTGGAAGAACCTGCAGTTGAGGAGGGCCTTTCTGATGTCTTCTGAACCCAAAATCAAGATTGACCACGACGGCTACTGGTGGAACTGGGTCGTCGAGCTTGACAAACGGGACCTAATGGGGTGTGACCGCACCCTGGAAGGCGCCCTGGAGGCCGTGCTCGAGGCCTCTGATAGGATCAAAGAAACCCCACGCAACACACGGAGGAACCCATGAACCGCGAAGTCCACGACGCCCGCTTTGTAAACATCACTCCCGATGCGGAAAAGCACATGGCCTACTGCGCCAGGGTGTCCAATCCCAGCAATCAGGGCAACCACGAGACCGCTCCCAGGCTTCTGCGCTACTGCATCAAACACAAACACTGGAGTATTTTTGAAACCGCCAGCATGCAGGTGGAGATCAACACCACTCGTGCCATCGCCGCACAAATCCTGCGCCACCGTAGCTTTAGCTTCCAGGAGTTCTCCCAGCGTTACAGTTCTGCTGGTGACCTGCCTGCCATCGGCCTGCCCCACCTGCGGTCACAAGACCTCAAGAACAAACAGGCCAGCCACGACGACCTCGACCCTGAGATGGTCGAACTGATGAACAAGCAGATCCAGCAGCTGTACCACAGCACCTTCGACTACTACGAGTACCTGCTCGAGCGTGGTGTTGCCAAGGAATGTGCTCGGTCCATTCTGCCTCTGGGAACGCCCACCAGGCTGTATATGTCGGGGACAATTAGGTCGTTCATTCACTACGTAGATGTCCGTGCTGGCATTGAAACCCAGCTAGAACATCGCCTGATCGCTCAAGACATCAAGCGGATTTTTGTCGAGCAACTGCCAACCGTCGCGGAAGCCCTGGAGTGGATCGAATACGTAGGATGATATAATGTAGGGGTGAGGGGGTTCTCCACTAATTAAGAGGTAGTCTGGGGGCTGCCTCTTTTTTATGTCTAGGTATACTAGCCCAGTTCTAGAGAGATTCTAGTTGTGACGTCGGATCCAAGTAGCTGGAAGGAGGTAAAGGCGGAAGTCGCAGCTGGCCCTATCTGGTCATTCACAAGAGGCTATAAGGTTAACGTTGCCGGTCGGCATGAGAACGAAGAGCAGTTTCGTGCTTTTCAGTTCTACCTGAACAATGGTGGAAGCCGCACGCTTGAAAGCACTGCGGAGTTCTGCGACCGGGATCCGCAAACCATTTCGCAATGGGCCAAGAAGTATAATTGGGATCGCCGTTGCGCGGCTTACGACAAAAAACAGATGGCGATAACCTTTAAAGAGGCTTCGAAGGCTGAGCGCATACAGCAACGAAAGGCCATCCAGGAGTTTCGCGAGGCCAATGAGACACAGGCTCGCCAGATGATGGAGGTCAGTTCAGACCTAATGAACATCATTCAGCAGCGTATAGCCAAGGCTGCAGCAGAAGGGGAGGACATCCCCATGGGACTGGTTTCCGGCTTGATGCGTGCAGCCGCTAACATCTCTGACTCTGGCCGGCAGTCCTGGGCTACAGCTCTTGGCGTTGGCCAGCTGATGGAAGTGGTGGATCAAGAACTGGAAGAGGTCCAAGTCGAAATCCTCAATGAGGACGAAGACGAAGCTTACGACATCCCCCTTGACGAATAATGGCTACCAAAGCAGGAAAAGATTTTTTAGATTACGCAGCCTCAGGCCAGGATCTGGTCAAGGAGGTAAGGCGCAAGAAACAAGCCAAGAGGGCCGAACGGGTTGTGCTATGGAAATTTATCAAGAAGGTGTTTCCACAGTATAGGTTTTACAAGTTTCATGCGGAGGTCATTAAGCAGCTGCAGAAGGTCATCGACGGAACATGTAACAGACTCATTCTCCAGGTGCCTCCGAGGCACGGGAAGTCTCTGCTTGCATCTCAGCTGTTGCCTGCCGCTTATCTTCTTGCTCACCCTGAGCGGTACGTCGGCATCTCCTCCTATTCAGCCGAACTGGCGGAAGGTTTCAGCCGCAAGGCCAGGGAGTACTATACGGAATCAGGTGGACTACTGAATGAATCGTCGAAGGCCGTTAACGCTTGGGCAACAGAGAGAGGCGGCGGACTGTGGGCTGCCGGTGTGGGCGGTGCCATCACTGGCCGCTCTGGCCATCTTCTCATCATCGATGACCCCGTCAAAAACAGAGAAGACGCAGAAAGTGCGCGAATGATGGGCAAGCTCAACGACTGGTATACGTCAACCCTGTATACTCGTCTTGAGCCTCAGGTGGGAGCCATTGTAGTAATTCAGACCAGATGGTCAGAGAATGATATGATCGGCCAGCTCATTGATAATGAGTTTAACGTCAGCGAGAAGGGACGAGAGAACTGGACGATCGTTGACCTGCCGGCTCTGTACGAGGAGGAGGGCGACCGCCCTAAGCTTCCTGAGCACTGCGAGATCGTCCCTGACTGGCGCGAAGAAGTGGGCGAGGCACTCTGCCCTCAGCGGTACGCAGAAGAGGACCTAGAGCGGATCAGAGAGGCGATTGGCAGCAGAGACTTCGCCTCCCTGTATCAACAGAGACCTGCCCCCGAAGGCGGAAATATGTTCGCACCCGAATGGTGGCAGTTCTACGGAATAAACGATCCTGTACCGGACTTTCAGCGTGTCATGCTTTCGGTTGACTGTACATTCACAGATGCGGCTAAGAGTGACTATGTCGTCGGTGTCGTTATCGCTCAGGCTGGCTCTCAGTTCTATGTGCTCGATTTAGTCAGGCAAAAGCTAGATGTAGTGGGTACAATGGCAATGATTGCTCGATTGTATAAGAGGCATCATTTGCAAGGTACGGTAATCGAACTTGCTGCATCCGGTTACGCTGTTTATCAAATGCTTCAAAAGAAGGTTCCAGGCTTGATTGGAGTGAAGCCAGAAAAGTCCAAAGTAGCTCGTGCCAGCGGCATTGTACCCATGGTCGAGGCTGGCAACATCTACTTGCCTGCTTCCGCTCCATGGCTTGATAGCTTCATCTCAGAATTTAGCCTGTTCCCTGCATCTAAAAACGATGACCAAGTCGACGCACTGGTTCAAGGCATTAACTACATGTCGATGCGTACCGCACCTCAAATGACCGAGGTTACTTGGGGACGAGGTGATCGGTTACTGCCAGGAGTCCAAAGACATAATCCTTGGTAGACTGGTTGCAGCTCGCAACGTCTCTTGTGGCAAGGAAACCGGCCAAATTTAAACTTAACGCACAACAGCAAAAGCTTGCCGCGGATAACCTTAACCTTGCCAGAAAAGAAGCATGGCGCCTGCAGCGCACGACAGGCATAGAGTATTCGACCCTTGAGTCCGTGGCCTTCGAGGGCCTTTGCAAGGCTGCCAACAGGTATGACCCTGAGCGTCCTCACCCTGTAACAGGCAAGAGCATGAAGTTCAGCTCGCTGGCCACTCCTACCATTCGAGGAGAGTTGCTGCATTGGATTCGCGACCGGACTTACAGTGTGCGCTTGAGCCACAAGATGCGCGAAAACTGGATCAAAGGCCGCAAATTACTATACAAAGGCTCCACTGACCTCGAAGTAGCCAAAGAGCTTGGAATCGAGGTTACAGAATGGCTGGAAGTGCGAAAGGTTTGCAGTGGCCCTCCACTAGAGCTAAAGGATCAGGCCCAGCCTACGGAGCCCCTGGAGCCCTCTGAGATGGACTTCGGGGACTTCTACCTGGACGTGGTCGATCAGGCCCTCCAGCATCTCGGGGAAACAGATTCAGAGATGATAGACCAATTGGAGATCTACCTATCTGGCCTCACCCGCAAGATTCCCGTGGATGCAGCAGTTCAGTTCACCAGCCTGTGTGGCTGCGATCCCGCAAACTGGTCAGAGAACCTAACCGAGGAGGACTTAGGCAATGAGCCTCTTGGCCATGGTCGGTACCAGGGGTCGCTTTTCTAGGGCTCGTGTGGTAGGCTGTATCTACCTTGACCATTTAGCTTATGGGCATCAAGCCAGAGACTTTAGAAAAGATCAAAGCGGCACCCCTTTCGAAGGTTGTCGAGAACATGGGCGGGACGCTCAAAAAGGTGGGTTACGAGTTTGCCACCCAGTGCCCCTGGCACGAGGACACCAACCCCTCGTTGACCATCAGTGACAGGAAAGGCTTTTGCTTCTGCCATGTCTGCAGAGAAGGCGGCGATGCGATTGACTACATCCAGAAGAGACGAGGAGTTGACTGGCGCGAGGCTGTGGAGATGGCCGCAGGGATCCTCAACATCGTGGTTCAGACCACCGACGAGAACCCAGAAGAAGTTGCAAGACGCAAGGAGGAGAGGCGTCGGGAGCTGGAGCGGCTTCGCAAGGAGAATGACGAATACGTAAAGAACCTGCACAGTCCCAGGGCCGAAAGAATCCGAGGTATCCTCAAGGAGCGTGGCTTCAGCAGAGAGTCTGCTGTCGAGTTCCAGATTGGATTCGCCCCTACTGGCTTTTTTGCTGGCCGCATCACCGTTCCCATCTTCAATCACCGCAACGAACTGGTTGGCTGGACCGGGCGGGCCACAGGAGACCAACCCGGCAAATATAAGAACACAGCCGACAATGACCTGTTCCACAAAAAGCAGCTAATCTTTAACGAGTATCGAGCTATCGATGCAGCCAAGGAAGCCGGGTCTCTGATCTTCGTCGAAGGCCACTTGGATGTTGTGACTATGTGGCAACACGGCTTGCGGAATGTAGTTGCAATGCAGGGCACTTCAGCCCCAGATCTATTGGTATTGCAGAGACTGAGTCGTAACATAAAAAATATTATATTATGCTACGACGGAGATGCTGGTGGCCGGAAAGCAGTTGAGCAGTTTCTGTCAGTTGCAGGACCCATGGCGCTCAAGGGAGAGATCAACATTAATGTTGCATCCCTTCCCGAGGGGAAGGACCCTGACCAGATCCTTCGAGAAGGCGACGACCTCTACCAGTACATCGCAGGGGCACCACCCTGGCTGGACTGGGTTATTGATGAATGGGTCAATCACCTGGACATGGACGACACCGCCATGGTAACCAACGTTGAGCACAAGCTAAAAGACTTGATCTCAGGTCTTCGCTCTAAGGCCCTCAGGGCCCACTACGTTGACCGGGCAGCGCGTGCATTGTCGACCACCGACAAAGAGGCTGAGAAGCTCGTCAAGACGTGGGAGACGAGCGGTTACGAGGCGGTTGCCCAGCACGCATGGGAACCAAGGACTCCACACGCTGCCATCGTCGCAGCAGAGCGTCGACTGGTCCGTATCTACGTGCATTGCCCGGAGAAGCGCGAGAGCTTGCGTCCCATGTTTGACAACGTAACCAGCCCAGCCGTCAAGTGGCTTTGCGAAAGATTGCGGGAGCTGGAGGCTAATTGCACAACGGATCTGACACCTCATAGCGTGATGGCCATTGTCGCAATTGCTGAGCCTCACTACATGAACCAGCTACGCACACTGGTGCGGCCTAATGTGATCATCGACGCTAGACCCGGCGTCATTCAACACCTTACTGATATACTGTTAACAGACAACGTGTCTTCCGAGGCTTTCTAATGTCCCTAACCCCCATCAGTCATCTCCGGGAGGAAGTGCTTGAGTTGTATGAGTTGCACGGCTCTTACCTTGGAGCAGCCAATGCCCTCTACCAATCTCATCCTTACCTGGCAAAACCTAATCAACTGCGTAGCTACATCAAGTCCGAGGTGACTGCGATTGAGCCCGACCTTGAACTGCTCACCGAGACGGTGCGCCTTGCGAAGGGCAACCAAAAACTTCAGGACATTCAGCGCATTGAGCGGAAAGCATTCCGTGAGCATGCTCGAATCGAAAACGCCTGCCTGGCATACAATGAAGCGATTATCCAGGAACTCAAGAAGGTCGGTGCGTCCCTTCAAGGGTATGCCCGCCGCGGTGGTGATCTTGCCCCTGATAGCGCTGCTCTTGTTATCCACCTCTCTGACAACCATTTTAATGAGTTGGTCAACCTGCCTACCAATAGGTTCGACTTCACTGTGGCTGCCAAGCGCTTGCGGCTTCTGGCGACAAAGGCTAAGCGACTAGGTAAGGCCTATGGCGCGGAGAAGTGCGTAGTCTTCTTTGGTGGAGACCTGATGAACAGCGATCGACGTCTGGACGAGCTGCTGGCCATGAGTACCAACCGTGCGCGAGCCACCGTCTTGGCCGTCCACCTCTACAAGCAGTTCCTCTTGGATCTCCGTGAAGACTTCTTTGTTGACTGCTTTGGCTTAACCGGTAACGAGTCGCGAGCCAAGGACAACCTCGGCTGGGTAGATGTTGTTGCAACAGACAGCTACGACTTTACCATCTACGCCATGTTGCAGGCTATCTTCGACCACGTAGAAGACAAGGGAATGCGTTTTCATGACTTTGAAGCCAATGAGGTGGTTTTCTCAATTCACAACGAGACCTTCCTTGGCCTGCATGGCCATCAGGTTAATGCCACTGACCAAAAGAAGTGTCAGGCGATCATCGGAAAGTATGCTGCGAAGGGCATCAATGTCACCCATATCCTGTGTGGTCACATCCATAGCACCGTCATTTCTGATTATGTTTCTAGAAACAGTTCACTCGTTGGTAGCAATGCTTACTCCGAGGAAGCTCTCGGTTTCGTTTCCAAGGCAGCTCAGAACATCCACGTTGTCACACCCCAAGGACTGGATGGTTTCAAGTGTGACCTTCAGAACGTCGACGTGGTCGAAGGTTACGATATCATCGAAGCACTTGAAGCTTACAACGCCAGGAGCGCAGACAAGGCTCACGAGGCTATGGTCGAACCTCAGGTGCTCGTTAAGGTGGTGATCTGATCATGAGCAGCGAACGTGACTACAGGCCAGAAAAGTCTTACCTGGACCGGCCTCAGGTAATGAGAAAGCCCTCTACAGGGGTCATCACTGTCGGCGATCCTATCACCGGAGACCTTTTATTCCGGGTCATCGCTCAAGAGGGCACCGGCTCGGTGTATCTGGGCCAATTCTCCACCAAAGAGGAAGCCCAGGCAGTCTTAGACAACTACCATGCTTACCAGCAAAGAACACAATGAACGCTGAAATCTACACACTGCCCAACTGCCCCTGGTGCGTAAAAGCTAAGAAACTTTGCGACGCACTTGAGATCGGGTATACTGAAACACATGGGAAGCACGCCGACTGGCCGACCGTCCCATATATTGTGCTCGACGGCGAGCCTATCGGTGGTTTCACTGAGTTCGCCAAGAGATGCCGTAAGCTTTGATTTCAGTGATCCGACCGCTTCTCCCCTGTCTCGCCCTTGCAACTCTGCTTGGTGGGTCAGGGGTTTTTTCTGTCAAGCCTGCAGCTGCTATCACTCCGGGAGCTGTATGCCTCAATCCTCTCTACAAGCCCGTACACACTCGCCTAAAGCCCCTAGCAGACCTTTTGGCCAAGGGTGAGGGCAACTACAACAGCGTCAATCGTGGCTACGCTGGGGACACCCCAGGTGGTATCGACGGCCTGACGGGCAAGACCTTCGATCAGTTCACCGTCCAGCAGGTCATCGAGATGCAGCGGACCTGGCTCTACGCTGTTGGCCGGTATCAATTCATCCCTGTCACCCTGCGCTTTGCTGTGGCCATGTCTGACATAGACATGAAGGACAAGTTCACTCACGAGGTCCAGGACGAGCTGATGGCAGCGCTGATCCTCTACAAGCGTCCCGCCATCGGTGCCTACCTGCAGGGCCACCACGACTACATCGGCTGGGCTCTGGACGAACTGGCCAGGGAGTGGGCGTCTGTTGAGTACCGTCAGGGTCGTGGGTACTACGACCACGTCGGCGGCAACCGTGCTCACATCACCAGGCAGGAAGCCTGGGAAATGTTACAAACCATCAAGCAAGGTTGGCTTCGCGACAAAGGCAAGCTATCTTGATCCTAGCGGATCTTTACACCATGCTCTCTGACTACACGACCATCTATCGCTGCAACGACGGGACTCGCCGTGAGTTCTATACCGTTGCACGTTCCATTGCTCACGCAACCGTGTCAGTCAGGGAGCTGATCCCACAGTCGTGCGAAATCATCCGCACGTACCACAACCCTACCTGGAGGTGAATTTGACCGGAACTTACTTGACACTGGCGCTTGTCTGCGCCTGCCTCATCGTCTGGCCCGGGCAGACCCGAGCCCTGCTCACTTCTGTGAGCCTCAAGATTCAGCTGTACATCCTGAACTACAGGATGAAGTTCATGGCTTGGCGGATCCACCGCTCCCTGCGCCGTGACATGATCAAACATTTCGCTACCATGCCTCCCCCGTTTGATTGGGTGGATCTCTGGGACCGCGAACGTTAGACTGATAGCAGTTCACTACTCACCCTCCCACAACATGGCACTTTATTACAAAACAGAAGCTTTCAAAGGCGGCAAGAAGAAGCGCACCAGCATCGGTGACGGTCTTCGCAGGCGTGGATCCTTCAAGAAGCGCGGGCAGAAGGCTTATCGCGGGCAAGGCAAGTAATGCTACGGCCTTCCTTCATCTTCTCTCGTTTCAACGACCGAGCCAACATCATGCCCTGCAAAAACCCCTGCGACAAGTGCAGGTCAAATGTCGCCTGTGGCCACCTTGACCGCGACGACGCTTTCCCTTTTGAGTCCGACAGCTCTCCCCTGGCTAGCCAGCAGGAGAATTGGTTGAACTCATCCGCTACCTTTTATGATCGGCATTGCGCCCTTCATCCAGGATCGGACCTCTGCCGTATCTACGACTGAATCATGTTCTCACGTATCTTCTGTTTCTTCTTCCCCGCTAAACCCCTGACCAAGTTCAGGGTTCTGGCTCGTCGTTACCGGATTCCACCCAGTCGCGAGCCAGTTTTTCAGGAGTTTGTTGTCGAAGGCAAGAATCAGTACGAAGCTGCCCGTAAGTTCGACAACACCAAGACTAACTGGACCCGTCTCACCGTTACCGAGGTGCAATCATGAAATCCTTTGACATTACCTACAGGCGTATGGGTGAGTCGACCGCGACTCACATTTCCGCCAAAGGCGAATCCATCGAACAAGCTGTTGAGTCAATCAGAAAGCTGTTCCCTGGCTGCCTGATCATTAGCGTCCTGCTGGTTTCCTGATGGCATATCCTTTTGAGCCCGGCTACGTCACTGGCGACCAGTCCAGTCGCGAAGCCGCGACATCCATGCAAGAGTCAGCCGAGACTCTGCGCACCAGAATCCGTAATCACATTGCCGCCAGCCCGGAAGGGAAGACATGCGATGAGGTAGAAGTTGAGTTGTCCTTAAGACATCAGACCGCCAGTGCTCGTTGCAGCGAGCTGAAGCGGTTTGGCCAGGTTTCATTCAAGCTCGACGAAGATGGCAAGAAGCTTCGCCGCCCGACTCGCTCGGGTCGCAAGGCCGATGTTCTGTTTGTCGTCGATGCAATCTGACTTTGTTACGTTTTTGTCACGCAGGCCCTACGGGGCCTTTTTTGTGCCATACTGAATTCGTACCAAAGGGAGCAACCCCAATGACCAACACCAAAATCTTCACCCTCAGCAACCCAGCCACTGGCGACCTCCGCACCTTTCAGCCACTGAACGACGAGGTCGGCTACTACGGCTCACGCTTCACGACCATCACCGACCTCCGCGCCCTGTATCAGGCAGCCCTCAGGGTCGGCTTCACAGAGCTAACAGTCAGCGAGCAGCCTGAATATGCTCCAAGCGCTTTCGAGGTTGGAGCCTGGCGACGGATCTGACTTTGTTAAAAAACTGTCACACTGGGCCCCACGAGGGCCCTTTTTACTGTAAGCTGAACAGGTAGCCTTTACTCACGCGCTAAAAACACTATGAACGAATTTCGCCCCCAGGCACCGTCAGCGGAGACGGTTTTCTACCGCACCTACAGCCGTCGAAAAGAAGATGGCACCCGTGAGAACTTCCGCGAGGCAATGACCCGCACTATTAACGACCTTGCGCGTATCGGTAGCTATGACGTCGAAGAGCATGACCTGGTTATGGAACAGGCCCTGAAGCAGCGTGCGTTCCCTTCTGGTCGTGCCTTTTGGGTCGCTGGCACCGACTGGTCCAAGCGACCCGAGAATTTCAGCGGCTACTACAACTGCACAAGCACCCATATCGAAGACCTTGACGCCTTCGGACTTCTGGTCGACCTGGCCATGCAAGGCTCTGGCACTGGCGCTGTCCTGGAGCAGGACGTCATCGACAGGCTGCCCGAGGTTGCTCACCGCATCGAGATCGTCTCTGTTAGTCCAGTCGGCGGTCGGGCTCCTAGCAAGCGTGACGACTTCACCAGCTACGAGTCCCTGCTTCCTTCTGGAATTGTTTACCTGAAGGTGGGTGACTCCCGTCAAGGTTGGCGTGATGCGTACCAGTTCATCGTCAATCTGGCCCACCGTGGTCTACCCCGCAATGGTGGACACGTCCGCCTGCACCTGGACCTGAGCAGCGTACGCCCTTCTGGAGAGCGTCTGAAAGGCTTTGGCGGTACATCTAACCCCGTCAAGCTTGAGGACGCCTTTCGCAAGGTGGTAGACCTCCTGAACGGCGCTAAAGGTCGCCGCCTGACCTCTGTTGAAGCCTGCCTGCTGATCGATGAAGCTGCCACCGCCATTGTTGCTGGCAACATTCGCCGCTCTGCCGGCATGCGCCAGTTTAGCCAGGGTGATCAGGTTGCGGCCAACGCCAAGCTTGGACTCTACCGCCAGGACGAGGACGGCAACTGGAGTGTGGACCCCAAAAAGGAAGCTCTCCGCATGGCTAACCACACCCGCTGCTACCACACCAAGCCAACGCTAGAAGAGGTCAAGGACGCTGTGTCCCTGCAGTTCACCAGTGGTGAAGGTGCAATCCAGTATGTTCCCGAGGCTGTGGCCCGTGCCAACGCTGACTTGTTGGACTTCAAGACCAAGAAAGTCTTCCTGGACACGTACACCGAGCAGGGGCGCGATGCTGCCAAGGCTTTCCTGGAGGCCCTGGCCCCTGAGCTGGATGAGCGCGAACTCCAGCACCGTATGGACCGCTATGGACTCAACCCCTGTGGTGAGATCATTGGCCGCGACTTTCACTGCAACCTTGCAGAAGTACACCTGAACACCATCGACCCGTCTGACTATGAAGGACAGAAGGCCGCGTTTTACGCCGCTGGACTACAGGTTGCTGCTCTGCTCCAACATCAATTTGTCCACGAAAGATACCAGTATTCTCGTGAGATCGATCCGATCGTTGGCGTTAGTTTCACTGGCCTGTTTGATTTTCTGGTTCACGCTGGCGGTTTCGACTGGCTGAAATGGATGATGGAAGGCCGCAAGGGCCGCCGTGCCTCTGACATGTACAACGGCATGGAACAGCACTTCCTGGTGATCTGGCGCGATGCTGCACACCGTGGCGTCACCGATTACTGCAAGGCCCATGGCCTGCGTATTCCCAACCGGATCACCACCGTGCAGCCTGCAGGAACCAAGAGCCTGCTGACGGGAGCCTCCTCTGGCTGGCATCCTCCCAAGGCTCAGCGTTTCATCCGTCGTATCACCCTTGGAGTCAATGACCCGCTCGTCCCAGCCCTCATCGAGTCAGGATATTCAGTTATCCCTGCCCAATCAGCTCGGGACGACGCTGGAAATCTCCTTGATGATATTGCTGATCCTCGTGTACTTGAGGTCTTGGTCGAAATCCCAACCGAAGTGAGCTGGGCTAACATCCCTGGCTGCGATCAGTTCGACCTTGCCAAGCTTCCCGTTGAAGCACAGTGGGGTCTGTACATGAATGTGCAGCAGCACTATACCGACCACAATACCTCCGCTACGATCGAACTCCGTGAAGAAGAAATCGACACTCTCGCAGGCCTTATCCACGACAGTATCGATCGGGGTACTGGCTACATTTCTGCCGCTCTACTTGCTCGCTTCGACGTCGATGGTGGGACTTTTCCTCGCTTGCCGTTTGAGCCAATCTCCAAGGAAGAGTATGACCGACTTAAGATGATCCAAGATGTGTCTGGCTCTGAGGAGGGATTCCTATCTATCCTCAACAAGTACGACAGCTCCGACTGGAACATCGAAAGCGTCGCCGGCTGTACATCGGCAGCCTGTATCGCCAAGGCAGAATCCGACGAAAGGGAGAAGAACTTATGACAAAGAAGGAACGTGTGGAGGAGGCCCTTCGGGGCTTCCAGCACATCTGGAATTTGAGGTACCCCGAGAATGGCGAGGCCCGAAAAATAGGCGTCTACATCGACGTCAATCAACTGCAACAAGCCTGGAACGCTTACATGCGGGCCAACATCAAGTATCACGGGAAGTACGTTTCCAGAAAAGACCCTAACTTCTTATCCTAATGGCAACCATCGTCGATCATCAAATCAGAAAGCTCTGCAGGGAAATCGGTCTCGTCGAACCCTTCGATCCTGAACTTGTCAATCCCGCTTCTTATGACGTCACACTTGCCCCAATCATCCTGGTCGAGAACGACCACGGTGGCTTTACGGAATTCAACATCTCTAAAGAAACCTTTTGGATGCCTCCTGGCGCTTTTGTTCTTGCCAGTACTAATGAGTGGGTTCGGGTTCCCAATAACTTGGAATCCGTCTTCCAACTCAAATCCAGTCGTGGTAGAGAAGGATACGGGCACCAACTAGCTGCCTATATAGACCCCGGTTTCCACGGAAACGTGACCCTCGAACTTCATAACTCAAGGAGGTTCAAGGAGCTACCCCTGACAGCAGGGCTGAGGATTGGCCAGCTCCGCTTCATGAAGGTCGATGAGCTTCCTATGAGGGGCTATGGACTGACCGGCAGGTACCAGGGCGACCACGGGGTTCAAGTTTCCAAAGGGTAGTCTGGTATACTTTTTAAGTCCAACCCGAAGAAACGGTTGCGGAAGCATGGCCGGGGCCTGAGAAACCCCGGCTTTTTCATGTCTGGCACTCTATATAGACAGGCAGCGAGACGCTCCTTCCTCCCACTTTCCAGGGCGCGACGCCCACCATCGAGAGACTCCGATGCACGGTATTCCACATCCAGTAAACGATCCAACCCTAGTCAGCTACCACCGACAAGAGTTGCTGAGATTGCTACCCCAGCTTGAGCAAGCCTACGACTGCTGGACTCTTCTCAACGCTGATGGTCTTGGCAAGGCCAAGGAGAAGTACCTGCATCGGGAGCCCGCAGAGCCCGCACAGGCTTACAAGGCACGCCTCGAGCGCTCTACATACACTCCGATCTATCGCGACAGCATCCGCTCCTACGCTGGTCTGCTTAGCCGCTTCCAGCTGGTAGAAGCCCCCGAATCCCTGCAGAAGGCGCAAGGGAACGTGGACCTTCAAGGTTCTAGTATTCAGTCGTTTTTGACCCAGGTAGACGAGCTGGCCCTCCGTGACGGCGGCACCTACATAATGGTCGACATGATGCCCGAGAACGGCAACGACAACTTTTTCGACCAGATGCGCGACGAGCGCCATCCCTACCTGATCAGCATCCGTCGCTCCGATGTGATCAACTGGCAAGTCAGCTACGAGAAAGGCGTTGAGACCGTCTCCCAGGTCACTGTTCGGCAACTTCGCAGCGTGCCTAATCCCGAGGCAGAGTTTGGTAGCAAGGTCGAACCTATCTATTACGTGCTGACCCCAGGCAAGGTCGAGATGTATCGACTGGTTAAGACCGGTCCCTCCCGCTGGGAGAATCAGCTCGTCGATAGCATCAGCACGACGATGCCCGTTGCGCCCATCGTTTGGTACGGCGCAACCTCTAGCCGTTTCGCTCAGGGTGACCTGCCCATGGACGGTCTGGCTGACCTGAGCATCCAGCATTACCAAATGCGCTCTGACCTGCAAGAGCTGCTGCACAAGTGCGCAATGCCTGTGCCCGTCCGCAAGGGCGCACCCGTCGGGCCTGACGGCCGCCCTCCTGCCCTGGTACTGGGGCCCAACACCGCTGTGGATCTACCCGCAGAAGGTGGCGAATTTAACTTCGCAGAGCCCTCTGGTAAGAGCCTCGAGCGCCATCAGGATGAGGTCAAGCACGTTGAAGAACTGATGGACCGCAGTTCCCTGAACTTCCTGTATGGGGCTAACGTCAAGACAGCCACAGAGGCTGCCCTTAGAGCCTCCCAGATCAGCTCCAGTGTGGCTGCGCTGGTCCGCAACAAGACCGCTATGTTCGGCACGGTGATGCGCCTCTGGGCCTGGTATGCAGGCGAGCAGGAGCAGATCACCAAAGAGTCAGGTATCGCAATGAACGACTCGCTGATCAATAAGCCCATGGGCGCCAGTGAGATGGCTCAGCTGGTCAACCTTTACAGCAACGACCTGCTCTCCAAGAGGACGGTGCTCGATGAGCTACAGAGAGGCGGTGTCCTAGATCCAGACCTGGTCATCGATGACGAGATGGCTCGGATCGACGAAGACAAGGAAGCTGAACACCAGCTGCAGGTTGAAGAGGCCGAGCAGAAGCTTGGAGAAGACCTCAAGCGTGCGGAAGAGTTCCAGAAGCGAGCCCCTACCCAGCCTGGCCAGGGAGGCGATCAGGCCTCGTCCGGTCAGTCTTCTGCGAACAAGACCGAGCAAGTACCGAGCAAGAAGACCGAGCAAGACAAAACAGCTCAAGCGGCCAAGGTTGCCCAGTAAGGTTGAGTCAAAGTACTTACCAGCCTCCGCTTGACGGGGGCTTTTTTTTGTGGTTATACTGTGAGGGTACTCAAGCAAAGGAGACTTCCATGTACACAGCTCGCTTCACCTTCCTCGGCGACAGGGCGCCGGAATTTCTTCCCGATGGCCAGATCGTCACAGAGATGGAGTTCGATGGCATCCCAGAGATCGTCGAGTACGTTCAGCAGTTTTCTGACGCGCTGGAAGGGACTCTGATCTATTGCCAGATGAACAACCAGATCGTCGACCTGGAAGACTTCACCTACTCCGATTGAACATGAACCAGCAAGAGTATTACCTGAACCTACTGCGTGTGTTGCTCAACGTCTTTGGTATTGCTGGACCGCTAGTAGCAGTAGCCATCCTCGTTTTCATCATTCGCTTCCTTCCCTACTTTTAATGCTAGAAACTGGCTCCATGATTTCAAGCCCCGGCGGTGCGTTCATCTATCGGATCCAAGGACCTATCTGCCGTCTTTACGACCGAGAAGAACTGCCCTGGCCCAGTTGCAGCCTCCGGTGGAAGGGCAAGCAGCCCAGTTGGAACCGCATCGGTCGCCGCCTGGTGCCGGACATGGGGTCAAACCGTTACGAGTCTTACTCTGTAACCGTCTATGATCAATGGGGTGGTGAGTGGGAGTCCATTAAGACTTTTTACGAACTGCCCAAGCTCTCCACCTCCGAAAAGCGGTGGTGGTATAGTCCAAGAAACGAACGCCAGGAGTACCCTGACTTTGTCCGAATCTGAAAAAATCACTCGAGGCATCGACTGGAAAGCGATCTTCGCTCGACGCCCTGACCTCGAGCCACCCGGCTACTACGAAACCATCGCCCAACTCTACCCACCCAAGGAGGAATCAGACCATGAGAACTGAATCAATCCAAGACATGACCATCGCTGGTCATCAACTGGCCGAGTACATCCTGCGCTGCCCCATGCGAGGCAACCGGGCTGACTGGCTCAAGCGACAGGTCAAGGAGATGTTGACAAATAAAGAGCACATGCTTTATTATGCAGAGAGGTACAGCGACGAGTATCCCTACGCCGACGTGCGTAACGAGTACTTGGCCAATGCACTTAAGTCCTACGATGAGGAGGTTGCATGATTCTTTCAGCTTGGAGGATCTTTAGCTTTGTCTGGGTCTACAAGGCGATTCAGGTTGCCTTCCAGGAGAATTCAGTCAATGGCGCCGGAATGCGTTGCGATCCTTCATTATGGTCCGAAGAAGAGCTTCTGGATCATATCTGGTATGCCCGGAAGACCGGAGACGACAAAACGGCCAACGTGCTACAATCTTATTTGTAAACCATTGCAAGAGGTTCCCACCATGCCCCGCTCAAATAGACAACTCACTCAGTTCGCGGTTGCGAAAGTCGAACAGTTCCTGAAGAGCCCTCAGACTTTCGTTAACAGCGAGCAAGGTAACACAAGCGTTCAACTCGTCGACTGCTCCATCAAGGAATGTCCATTACGCACCCTGCAAGTTCGCCTTTTCGGCGAGGTGATCTTCACCCTGGTCCTCTCTGAGGGTAGCGTCTGTTGCTTCCTTCTTTCTAGTGGCGACTTCTACGATGCCAAGGGCCGCCCTTCTCGTACTACCCGGGAGCGACTCAATGGCCTTCTGGATGCCATGAGCACCTGCAACCTCCTTCCTGACGGCGTTCGCGCCTTTATCAATCGAGAAACAGAGGAGTGCTGCATCGGTATCGGCGACGGGCACCGCACCCTCGGACGTGAAAACTCTCAGGTCATGATTATGGCCAACCCCAATCGGCTTCTGTTCTTATGAATTGTCCCAATTGCAAAGGCCCAAGCAGCGCAGTACTCTCGACCAGGCGCCAGGGAGCCCACCTACGTCGCCGACGCGAATGCTTCGATTGTTTTCATCGATGGTCCACCGTTGAGATAGACGTGGATCAGTTCCAGCACCTGCTGGACATAGCCGAAAAGAACAAGACGCTTGTTGAACTGGTCAAGGCACAACTGGATTAACCTCCAAGCCTTGATGTAACTAGCCTGTCCCCTTTTTTGTTGCGCAGTGATACAATTTCTGTAACAATTGCTACAGATCCACGGTAAACTGAGGATAGCGTTGGACCCGAAAGGGTTGCAGATCGATCCAGGTCAAGCAACGGGGACCTGGACACTGTGGAGTCAATCATGACTATTTTCCAGCACCTTCAGAAGAAAGAGCAACGCCGTCGTGCGCTGCTTGGCGCTCAGTTCAACAGCCTCAAGGCTTATCGCGGCGTGCCTTATGAGCATGTCACTAACGGCAAGCCCGTACATGCTCAGCTGACTTATCGTGGATCTTCCTATCTTAGGAAAGACTCAGTGTGCTCCCGCTGACATAGCTTGATCCCACTGTATTTTGGGTATTTTTCTAGGCAGGATGACTGTATCGACTCGGACACTCATGCTCACCTCTCTGTTCATGTTCTTCTTGATCGCCTTCTGCATCGTCACCAGTCCAGGCATCTTTTATCAATAAGTGTTAAGGCCCTTGACAAGGGCCTTTTTTAATGCAACGATGAATGCGTCAACCAAAGGAGAAACCCATGGAACTTTGTTCAATCACAGTCGAAGGCTACAGCAACAACCGCACCATCCAGGGCCTGATGGCCATCGAAGATCACTGGTCCACTGACGAAGGTTTTGCTGTAATGCCTGGCCCTCGTCACTTCGACATCTTCGTAGCAACCCTTGACGACCTTGACCTTGGTCGTTACTGTTCAGAGGGAGTCGCCTACGTCGCAGATCTCTTAAACTGCGTACAGGGCGACATCATCAACACTACCCTGGAGGGCTGATGCAGGAAAACAGAGGGTGGCTCACCTCTATTGGACGTGAGGAGCTAGCCATAGTTAAAGAGAGGGGTTGGGACTCGCCCGACGCTGTAGCGAAGCGTGAAGAGTTCAAGACCGCATACCAGACGATCAAGCACATTCGCAAATGTTACGACCAGGAGGCACATGGCTGACGAACAAACCAAACGCGCAAACTTTTCAAGGCTATTTCCACCAGCAGTGGAGAAGCTGATTGATCGCCTTCGGGTGGTCAAGCAGAAGTCCGTCAAGGGCAACTACGCTTGGGACCAGGACCTAGTCCACGACGCCTGGGTTGAGATCGCTAAGATCTTCGCCTTGACAGCAGCATCCTTTGGCGTTAAATTCGAAGTCATGGTCGACGGCACAGAAGTCGACTACACTGAACCCAAATCAAAACGGAGGAATCCATGAACAAGCGCACCGCCCAGTACCTCAGCCACGCCGAGAACCGCATCCACATCTGCCGTGTTAACGCTCTGCTGTGGGATGCCAAGGAAGATGACTACCTGGCCGAGGAGGCCCGCAAGAGCCTCTATAAGTGGATCGGCATCGCCCAGGAGCAGCACCAGGAAGATCACTTCTGATCTGTGCTACAATTAACCCATCAACCAAAGGAGGAACCCATGAGCATGAACACTGATCAAATCACACTCGAAGAAGCGCTCCGACTTGTTGAGTTTGAGCGTTGCTTTGAAAGATGGACAGTCAAGAACGTCAGAGGCGATGTCCGTGGTGATGTCGAGGGCTATGTCTTGGGCGATGTCGAGGGCAGTGTCGGGGGAAATGTCTTGGGCGATGTCTTGGGCGATGTCGGGGGCACCATCGGACGCCGCAAGTGGCAGTTCGTTGAAACTCCATCGAAAAAACTCAAGCGCCTGATTGAAGAAGAAGCGAGCAAAGACGAACTACTTGCAGTAGTTGATCAACTGATCGCCGCCGAGCTTGAAGGAGACTGATCTGTGCTACAATTAACCCATCAACCAAAGGAGACAACCATGAAGCCAACCCCAGAAGCCATCCGCGAGATCCTCGAAGCAGCCAAGAGCAGCTTCGTCAGCATCGAGTTCACCAAAGCTAACGGCGAAGCCCGCCAGCTGACCACCAACCCCAAGCAGATCGGTGAGATCCTTGGCACTGGCACCACCTGCAAGGACCCTGCGGTCTTCCGCATCGTCGACGTTAAACTGAATCAATGGAGAAGCTTTCGCGCAGAGCGAGTTGTCTCCATCAAGTCCAACGGCACCACCACCACATTCACCTCGGAGGCAGAATGACCATTCTCGATCCAGCAATCCAAAAGTCCTTCGAACAGGAGCGCTTCGAGCGCCTTAAGGAGGTTGTCTCGGAGTACCTCGATGACGAAGGTGGCACCACCAGCAAACTGCTTCAGGATCTGGAGCGAGCAGCCCTGGAGAATTTACAGTACTTCGCCGACAGGGTCGATGAGTACACCGAACTTTGCCTCGCCAGTAGGGTCGATGAGGACACCGAACTACAGGACTTTTCCTCATGACCACCCCATTCAAGCTTTACAGAGAACGGACTTTCCGCCGCACCGAGGGCGTCCACTTCGCTGACATCTCGGTACCAGGCTCAAACGGCATCGACCTGGTGGAGCACACTGGCCCAGCCGTCTCGCCACCACCGCTCGGGGATGCGAAGCGGTTCTACGTTCACTCCCACCAGACTGATCACAACCGCGTGATCCAGGGCACACGGCTCTTTGAGCTGGTTTGCCTTGACTGGGCTACACCACACTGGTACGTCTATCTAAACGCTGCTACAGGGGCTCTGGAGATCCCTCCAGGGTGTTTGCATCGCTCAGTGTCTGGCAAGGATGGCAGCCTGCTGCTCAACCATGCTGTCAGGAACACCCAGTACGACGAGACAAAAGAATTCCATCCTGTATCATGTTATACAACATGTCTTGGGCCTGCAGGTTATTTTGGAATCACCCCAGGAGAAGTGGGGTATTTCCTGAAGCACGGAACCATCCAATAATCATCCCATCGCTGGAGAACTCTTTTGATGACTGAACAACGCCCAGTTTACGTTTGCACCTACAAGGACGGCACCACTCGCATTGGTACGTACCTGGAGACACTGAATTGGTTTAATGAGGCACACGGCACCGGCAACCCCTGCAAAGTACAGACCCACCACGCTATCCCGTACAAAGCCCCCTGACCAGGTCATCCACTGAACGATTCGTTCAACCTTTTGTTTCTATAGGAAATTTACAATGACCCTCAGCGAAAAACTCAAGTCCAACCAGTGTCAGCTTCTTCTGGAGGAGACAAGTGAAGTCGAGCTTACTGATCTTGACGCCAAGCTTCCCAGTGATGTTCATCTTGTCGTAACTGACAAAGGTGTATACGGTGTACGTGCCTACAAGTCCACAGACATCTTCGATTCTTTTTACGATGAAGGTCATCAAGTCAAGCAAATCAAATCCGGGTTCGGTCGAATAAAGCCGAAGCTTTACCAAAGCAGCCCCCATGACTGACCTGAGTCAACGCTTTCGCCTCCCCTACATACTTAAAAACATTTCTGTCTATGTAGGGGTTTCAGGTTACGTGGCCATGCTAATTACCGGTGACGTCGTTATCGGCGCTTGGTCAAAGCTAATTGCCGAATCCCTGCGTTTTCCCTTTTACAGGGTTACCCAGGCAAACGATATGGCAGGTCTTTCGATCTTCTTTATCCTTGCATCTTTATCTGTAATCATCCCTTCTCTTTTCTTATGACCACTTTTGTTTTTTGGTTCGCAGCAGTTTACCTGTTCGCCTACACCTGGAGGATTTCAAAGTGACCGCTGACTTCGTTACATACGTCGGCTCAGGATTGATCTTCATCCTGTTCGCTGGTATCCTTATAGGCCTTAACCGGTTGTCCTCGTGATCTTCAGGTTTTACGCTACATTGATGGCATGCGTATCCGGTATCGCCATCTGCCTCGCTCTCGCTCCCAAGCCCACCGCATCAGACTTCAGGGTCTCCTGTGATGAGATTGCTCACGAGGTTAACAATTCTTACATCGAAGGACTGTTAACGGAGGAAGAGGCTAGAATCATAATTGAACGTTGCTTTTCTCTTTACCATGACTGACTCAGCCTCAGAGTTCCTGGCCGGCTTCAACGAAGCAATCGAGCAGGACGCCGCCAACAAGATCAAATCCATGTCACCCGAGGCATGCCAAGAATTCGTCCGCGATTTCTGCTCCGTCATCGTCGAATGGCAGCCGCAGATCCCTGGCCTTGTCAAGAAAGACGAAGCCATGTCAACCGCAATCGGCTGCATGATGGTCGCCAAGCTGTTTCCTCTTGCCTTCAGTGAGGCCTATGTCCACACCGACAAGATGGTCTTAGCCTCCAATGCCCTCAAGAAAGCCCTCGGCCAATGACCAAAGACAACCTTGACATCCACCACTGGTTCCGCCGCACTGTTGGCCATTGGACCAGCGAGCGTCGCTACTTTTACAACCTGAAGACCAAGAAGCCCAGCTGCCTGACCACCGAGTTCACCATTGCCCCTCAAAGCGAGGGCGAATATGACTACTCCGTCGTCTGGACAGGCCAGACCAATGGCACCATGAACCTGAAGCTGATCGGCACAGAGCTTCATCGGGACATCGGCTACTTCTCTGATGAGCCCACGGTTTCTTACCTGTCAATGATCGATCGGGACACCCTCCTGATGGGCACGAGCTACGATGACTCGACCTTTCGTGAAGAAATACGACTTCTTCATGGCGATCAGTTGCGCCTCAGACAAACCGTAGGGTATTCTGACAAAACAGGCCAACCCATCATCGTTGGCCAATACTATGAGGAACGTCTCTGATGTCTAAGTACAGCGTATCCTGGAAAGACCAGGACAACAACGACTACAGTCAAACATTTGAAGCCCTGACCGCAACCGCGGCCATCAGCGAAGCTATTGAAAAAGTGAAGCTACTCAGAGCACACCCCAACCTGATCTATCGCGTTTTCCTGGAGGACAACTGATGCCACACCTTTCTATCGACGACACCAATGGCGTCATCGCCTGGGGCCCATTCCGCTACGCCTGGGGCAACCCCATCGCAGACGTCGAACTTCCTGGCTTCACCAGCATCGGCTGGGGTCGACACTCTATCGAATTCGGAGATATCGACCAGGGTCGACTCGGGATTTATTTTACGACTTGTGATGGCTTCGATTGCCACACCTCCAAAGTACTTGCCTTTCTTTGATGACAAAACTACTTCCCCTTCTTGCCTCATTCGCCCTGCTGGCCTCCCCTGCTTCTGCAGGGCTGCGCTGGTGCCCCATTGACCAGGCGTACTTCGACACCAGTACAGGTCGCATTGTGGACGGTCCTAGTGCTCCTCTAAGCTCCCCTTCACGCAGCAGTTCAACCTCCGACATCGAGTGGACCTACCGAGGCTACAGCGAGATTTTAGGCTATTGATTGTTAAGGGGTTTCACAGGGCCCCCCTTTTGCTGTACAATTAACTCATCAACCGAAGGAAAGCATCATGATCAAAACCATCGCCTCAATCGCCGCCGCCGCCAGCTTCGCCCTCGGCTCAGCCGTTCCGGCTTTCGCCCAATCGAACCACGCTGCTCATGTGCAGCTTGCACGTGCTACAGAACGCACAGGCGTCAGTGTATTGGTCAACCCTGAGGTTTGTGGCCCTGAGTTCAATGAGGGCTATCTTGGCTTCTACAGTGGTCAACGCAAGATCATTGTGATCTGTCAGGAGAATGGCCGCTACGATGGCGTCGAAGGCAACTGGACCGAAGAGGACTACGACATCCTGCGTCATGAGGTTCAGCACCGCATCCAGGACTGCATGATCAACGGCATCAGTGACCACACTCTTGGCCCTGTATACCAGAATCCTGTAGGATTTGCTCTGAGTGTTCTGGGTGAAAACGTGACCGACCGTATCGTCGAGGTGTATGCTTTCCAAGGCGCTGACGAGGATGTTATCGTCCTTGAGCTTGAAGCATTCGCAGTGGCAGCACTCAATGACCCAGCAGATCAGATCGCTGACCTTGATAAGTACTGCGCACGATGATCGCCCAGGCTTTACAGCCTGACACTGATCGGTCGATCGCTTCGCTCCTCCCTCCAGCGGGGGGGGGATTTTTTTTTGGGTATTTATGCGGGGGAGATCAGGCAGGGAAGATTGTTTTTTACCAGGGAATTTTTTTTGTTTTTTTTCTTTTTTCCTGTAGCCCACTTGTCTCATTATTGGGATTTTGTCTCAAAAGTGAGATCTCAATATTGGGATTTTGTCTCAAAACTGAGATCTCATTATTGGGATTCAGTCTCAATATTGGGACTAGATCTGTCTCAAAACTGAGACTGCATACTATTATATAAGCTTTATAGTAGATAATAATAAAGGGTATATACCCTAATTACTACATACACTTACTACTTACACACACAGACCTTCCTCTCTTCCGTAGGCATCTCGTCCAAACACACACCCACATGCACTCATAACTAGACCCCTGTAACAGGGACAAGCATGTTAATACTATTGGGTAGTATCCATTAGAAATAGAAACGTTAAAATGGATAAACTAGCCATACTTCAGAAAGGGACGGCCGACCCTGAAACGCTCTCTAAGATATCTGTACGGCCCTGTAACCCCTTTCTTCTCCCTTTTAGGTACCAAGACATGGTCAGGGGTAAAACGACGGCCTTCTAGGGCCATATAGAGGCTAGGTATTTATACGGATTGACAAATGGCCAAACATGGGCCGAGGAACGGGAGTTATCGCGCATGCGAT